TGCCCGCCTCTAATGTACCAATAGACAAAGTTCCATTCTGCCGCATGAGTGCCAAAGGTGCCGCTTCTTGTGTCGAGGATCTTGACGCCGGAAACTAAAAAAGACCACGTGCTGCCACCGGGGGAGTTGACGCAATTCATGTATGCGAACAATTGAACCGGCGAGGCTGGATCTTCGCTTGTACGCGCAGCAAGAATGAACCACTCACCGTGCGTTGTTGCGCCTGGCGATGACGGCGATGTGCAAGCAGATGAATGAACCTCGGTAGTCCAATACCCTTTCGTAATGACACCCGGCTGCCATGACGGCGTGCTGGTTGAGCAGGCGACAACATCCATGTTCGTTATCGGCTTGATCCAAAACGACATCGACCATCCGTCCGGATTTGCGACCGGCGAAAAGCAATCATGGTCCGCTGCTTCGAGATACCCGGTTCCATACTTAAAACTGGCAGACCCTTCGCCGAGTTTTTTTACCGAACTATTCCACTCTGGGCCACCGTCTTTATTTTCGAGCGCAACTGCTCCCAATACATTTGTGCCGCTTGTGTTGAGCGGGTAACAAGGGCAGTTACAGCAAGGACAGCCTGGGTTGTTCTTTTTAAATACCATCAGTCACACCCACAGGCTTCTACTATGACGTATAAATCGTCTTCGCCGCATTCTGGGTCACTCCACACGGTTCCGCTGACAACTACTTGGGTGTCCTTTTCTATTACTTCGCAACTTATGTTTTTGACTGAAACAACTTCACCCGTATCTACTACTGCCGCTCCGGCAACTATTTCGTCACCGACATTATTTTTATTATCTTCTTTTCTGCACTCAGCCAAGCACTCTCTAAAAAGTTTTTCTTGTTCAAACTTTAATCTTTTAAGCTCGTCGATTTTGTCGTTTGATGATCCAGTTAAATTTATTGTGCCTGCCGGATTGGCGTTAAGAAGGGGAGTTGGGACAATTGCTGACGACAATGTTACTGTGCTTCCTACACCATCAAGAACTGTGCCAATGGTGGGAAGAAGTGCTGTTATTTGTTTATCAATTGCTTTAATGTCTTTACCGAAATCGTCGTTGCACTTTTGATTGCAATCCGTTAATTGTAATTGATTCTCTGGGACAACTACCTGAATTTTAACGTCACCGATTCCTGGTATTCCGCCTTCTGCTGCTGATATTTCGCCTACTGTTTTCCCCATTAATGTTACGTGTTTTTGGAATGCGTCTATGCAAGGGTCGCCACCACCACCACCACCCTCACCGCCATCTCCACCATCTTCACCGAACCCATCTCCACCGCCTGGAGGTGATCCTTCCCACCCACCTAACGGGTCAAACGGCGGGAAGTCGCCACCGCCTAATGGAAAGTCAAACGGTGCATCCTCTGGTAAACCAAACTCTCCTGTATCTATTTGCGGAGGTTCTGGGAGAGCTATGTCGTCAAAAAGGTCGCCTAGTATATCTGCTAGTTGATTTATGGCGTTTGGTAAAGACGCGGGTTCGTCTGGGCTTGAGCATAAACCCTTCATCTCTCGTAGCGCAGCAGCAACTTTATCTTTGCGTAACGCCATTACGTTCCTGCGCTTGTTATCTTAACCGTTGCAAAAGACCCTCTAGCTTTTGGATGAGCGCGGTATTGAAGTCCGGTTCCTGCGTATCCTGTCCATGTTCCTGTCTCTCTCGCAGCGGCGTCTACCGCATCTTCGGCGGTCTGGCCTACATGAACGGACCATGTAACATCTCCGCTGTTCTGACCCAATGCTGCACATATTGAACTCAACTTTCCCTCAAACATTCCCGTACTATCGCCCAGTGAGAAAGGGCCAAATACAATATAAGAACTAATAGCGTTGCTTCCATCGTCTTGGTCCAGGGAGGGCTTAAGGTGTCTTAGGTATCCATCGTGAGAACCAAACACAACAGGTGATTCGTTAGAAGTAAAGTTCCTTCTGGCGTGACAGCAAGCTGCTACGTGGTCAGACTGATACGATACCGGCCAGAACGCGGCTGTTACTTTGTCCCCTTCTAATCTGGTTTTAATGTCAATAAACCAGTGAGAAGTATTCGATCCACCATGAATAAACAAATGCACACCCCTGTAACGAATGTCGTAAGCCATCGTCACGGTCTTAGTAGAGGTGTCTATATTGATTAGTTCCTCGGGAAGAAGCTCTCTCGATACGCTTGTAGGAGCGGTTCCGCACCCTGGAGGCATGACGTACAAACCATCTCGGCTCATAAACATCATGTACCCACCTGCTATAAGACACCACGACTTCGGGCCAAGGACACCAATCTGGTCGTCCAATCGTCGGGCCGTCCCACCCATTGCAGGATCACCAGTCATAATCCACAAAGACGAAGTACAACCTATTACTAGACAGTTCTGATGGTAGGGAACCAACGCAACAATAGGTTCGCTAATCTGACCTGCTGATGTAAGACTACCTACAATGGATCGCTGTGCGTCATCTGCTGAATAATCCCAATCAGTTGTGTCTCCTTGACGGGACATCTTAAAGTTCTGTGGGTTACTTGACTCTACACAGACAAGACGGTTTCTCCACGCTGCTATGGTTGTGCAGTTTGTGGGGACAGAACCCTTTAACCAGTCTTGGAAAAGAGGGTACATCTTGTTGTTTTCAGGATCGTAAACCTTGATGGTTCGAGCGATTCGATACTTTAATTCCGTTACGTTTTCTGCATTGGGGGAGGTAGCAAGCGTGATAGTAGTGGTAGATACGCTAGCTATTTCAAACGCACCTGTTACGGTTCGTCCTGTTCGACCTCTGGTAGAGCGAGAAACCCGAGCGTTTGTGTTTATACCTTTGATTGTTTCAGTAACCACTAATAGCTTGGTCCCACCCGTTAAGCCCGAAGAATCAACTGCCATGATTGACATGTCTCGGCTACCAAGGCTTCCCGAAAACGTAATAGTTACGGGTGCTGAATTTAACGCCCCACCTCCACCAGTAGCTTCGCCTGACGGAACAATCGACAATGCTTCTACAGCTAATTCAACTGCTGCCGCAGCAGCATTCCACGCAATAGGGGCAGTAGTTTCTACCTGTCCATCGACGATAACCTTTAGGTTAAACGTCCCGCCCGTGGCACCTTGAGTAAGAGTTTGTTCTTCGTTTGTTGCTGCGCTAGTCAATTCAGAACTAAACGAGGTCATCAACGGAACACGCCGTTCACCTAGGTCGTTTTGGAACGTGACCGTCACCGGAGTTCCAGGTAAGTCTCCTGCTCCGACAAGTATATTGTTATTACCTGAGTCGTCCTTCCCAATAGACGACAATCTAAGTAACGCTGCTTGAATAGTTGCTATGTTAGCATTGTGGGCTAAATCTGTAGTACGTGAACCATTAAACTCAAGGTAATACGTTCCACCTGTCGGAGTACCACCGATAGTTATGGTTTGAACCTCATTAACTCCTGCACCACGGGAGAGTATGACTACACAGTGATCGTTGGCAGTAACGCCCGCACTAGCAAAGTTTGTACCGACAACATCAGTAAACGCTGTGCCACCAGTCAATATCCCATCTTCACCGAAGGCTACTAGCGTCTCATTTCCGTCACCATTATCAGCGATGTATAGCTTTTGTCGGAGAGGGGCAGAGACTAACAGACGGTCAGAAGCCAACACAGGAAGGGTTCCAGAAGCACCATCAATGCCGTTGGCTACCTTGGTCATGGTGCTAGCGTTAGACTGATACCACAACTCACCACCAGCAGACGCCACAAGGATGGTTTCTTTTTCGCCGTCCTTAATGAATTGCACCGTGTCCACAAGACGAACACGGGCAGACGAGCCAGATATCTGCTGGCTGAACGACTTACCTAGTCCCGGTCTACTTCCACCACGCTCTCGTCCTTCTGAGCGGTCATCTGTCCAGACGTTGAGCGCATCGGGTGTGGTGTACGGAGCCTGCTGTTCGTAGGAACCCCGTTTGTCCAAACCCTTGGCGGGCCAAGACAACGATATCTGACGTTGTTTTGCCATGACCCATGATTAACCGAAGGTTGGAGCGTCTTCTGTCCCAGACACTACACCAAGACTAGACCATCGGTATCCGCTAGTTCCGTTGGGAATACTTACCAATAAGATGGTTTCTAGTGCAGCGTCAAACGCTAGGGTTGTGTCGCCATCTTTGTTGTATCCTGTGTCGGCGGTAACTGTTACTGTGCCGCCGAGAGTTTTTAACGTGATGACAATAATTTGCCCCGACTTAACAGGGTCTTTCAAGGATCGAGCTTCGGCACCAGCACTAACCAATTCTACGACCGTCCAGTTGCCTTCTGCGGTAATGCTTCCACCACTACCGGGATCGGCTTGGTCGAAATCCGCTTTAAGTAAATCCGCTGTAATTCTGTGACCGCTCACAATAGTCTCCTAATTAAAAGTTAATCTTATGCCAGCAACGGCGTCAGTTTGTGTAATAATCTTTAGCCACTTCACTCCATCGAGGGCAGCGGCGGGGATCGGGTATGCGTTGGCTTGAGTAGCGGCGGCAATTTCTATCTTTGTGGCTGCCGTAGACGCCAGCAAGTTGTACGTTCCTGTCTCAGTGTCGGAAACATAGAACCATATTTTCTGGGTCGTCATTGCCGCTGGTGCTATAAACGTGCCTGTTTCAAACGGACCAACCGGAATCGGATTGACGTTCGCTATTTCTCCGATTACGTCTGAGCTATACGTTTGTGATGCGTAATGATTGTCTGCCATTTTACTTTCCTGGTATTACGCCGTTTACTTTGACGTAGTAAAAGTCTCGACGGCCCGTACCAGTGTGGGAGTCATAGGTATCCTGTAGGGTACTGGGGTCGCTATTAGTTCCTAGTGAATCAGGGGTGAATTGTCGCCTATCGTGGTTGACCGCTGCAACAAGTCTTTCTACAAGCTCCTGTTTTAACGTAGGCTTATTGCCATCGTCCAGACGTTTATTCGCCTCCCATAGACAAGCTGAAAGAATTACCTCTCCCAAGACCTCTCCACCCAACGGGTAGGGATTGGAATCGTTGATTGTCTCAGGGGATCGGTTGTATCGGTATCTCAGGACGTATGCAGCATCAGGGATGGGATGGAATGTCAATCTCCACCTCTGACCCTCTACCGCACTCTCTACTTCTGCTTTCGGGACAATAGCAAAATAGAACGGTTTACTGGTCGTACTGTCACTCTGCCTTGCTACACGTATATCTGCCTCTGAGCGTTCCTCTATGCTCTGGTACTGCGTGAAGTTCGAGTCATAGGTAATCGGGCCATTGATGCCTGCGAAGTCGTCAGGGAGCAAATACCACGCTCTACGGAGGGTGTAGGAAGAACTTGCTGCTGCTGTTGCTGTGGTGTCAAGCAGGGTAATCTGGGTAGTGCTTTGATAACTTCCCACAGGGTAGGTCGTTCCACCCACCACTAGCTCTGCTTGCGTTGCATCCTCTGAAACGTAAGTTGGCCACGTTCCAGCAGCGAGCGTCACCACACCAGAAGCTACAGTGACCGTTCCAGTGGTGTAGGTTGCTGTCGTAGTGATCGTAGCTATAGGTCGCATAAACGACCATTCGTGAGAGATGCTAGCACCGGGAATAGGAGCAGGTCTATAAACCGACCGAAGTGCTTGCCGGATAATGTGGTCTACATCAGCGGTTTGTTGGGTAGTCCAGTTACCGGAGTCACGGTCGTAACCTACCTCCATCCCGATTTCTCGTTGAAGGTCTGCGTACTTAATAGAAAGACTTGATTCAGCCATTTATTGCCATTTTCTTTTTACGGACAGTACGTTTTGGTTCGTCTTCCATTTTAACGGAAGGGGTGTGCTTATTAAATTCCATTAACGACGACACCGTATCCGACTTCTTATCCAGTGCTTTCCACATCACACATAAATTCAAAAGGTCGGCACCATTCATATACCCACCACCGTAGATAGGCTTGCGAAAACCGTTGCCCATTTCTACTAATTTCAACAAACCCACGGGTATATCATTCGTACCTAAGATTTGCTGTAGCTGTTCAAATTGTCGCATCTGCGCTTCCATGAATTCTCCTTTAGTAACGTAAGTTTTGCACGTATGTATTAAACCTTGAGCCTGCGTTAGACCCCGCAGTAGGAGTTGAGTAAGCACCACCAAACGCATTATGAGTGCTGCCTCCAGAAAATCCTCCACTGCCCCCAAATTTAAACGCGGACATCTTAACGCCGCCTGCACTACCGCCGCCGCCGCCCGCTGCCACCGCCCGCCGCCTTGGACGCCCATAGCCCGTGCTTGCTCTTTGACGCGCACCTAAAACAGGAGGTGCCGCACTGGAAACCTCCCCGCCGCCTTCAGAACTTCGTTGACGAACACCGGTCCCTCTCATCGCGCGTTGCATTCCACCCATACTAGGAGGTGCCGCACTGGGAGCCTGTGTACCGCCCTGATTAGGAGCAGGCTGGTATCCTGGGTTTCCACCCTGCTGGAATCTTTGCCCAGACACCTGCGAGCCGCCCTGCTGTTGTGCCTGAGCTAGTTGCTGTTGCAACTGCTGTATCTGCTGTTGTATTTGCTGGACGTTTAGCACTTTAAATCCTAAAAATGGCGGGCCGGGGTTTCCCCCGGTCCCGCACTTATCATTAACCAGCGTCGATGCTCAGTTGAGCAACTCTCCACCAGTCGATTGTCAACGTACCGGGACTTCCATTGTCGTTCACCTGGGCAATAATCGGTCCCAAAGTAACGTCAGAC